ATGGCCTACGTCAGAAAGTACCGCTCAGGCTGGAGGGCGGAAGTGGAGAAGCATGGCGTGCGCAAAAGCGCGGTCTGGCCCTCCAAGTCCGAAGCGCAGCAGTGGGCGAAGAAGGTTGAAGCGGAGATTGCAGCGGGCATCACCAAGCCCGACCGACGCACCTTTGCAGACGCGGTGGACCGATACCAGCGCGAGGTGTCGGCCAACAAGCGCGGGGAGCAGTGGGAGGCCCTGCGCCTGCCCAAGATGGTTGCCTACTTCCCAGGCGCCCTGGAGGACATCACGGCTGCACACATCGCCGCTTGGCGAGACGCCCGGCTGGCCAAGGTCAGCGCCAGCACGGTGCTGCGTGAGCTCCGCCTGCTGCGCCACGTCCTGCGCACGGCCAAAAACGACTGGCAGTGGATGGAGCACGAACCCACCGTGGGGGTCCGCATGCCCCGGCACGATCCACCCCGCCACCAGCGGTGGGGCTGGCGCGAGATCCGCCAGGTGCTGCGCTACCTGGGCTACCGCACCGGCCAGCAGCCCACCACGAAGCAGCAAGAGGTGGCCCTGGCCTTCCTCATCTCGTTGCGCACCGCCCTGCGGGCTGGCGAGGTGCTGCAGGTAAAGCCCGGCGCCCTGAACGGCCGGGTGCTCACCCTGCCCCGCTCCAAGACCAGCAACCGCCCGGAACAGGTGCCACTGACCCGCCAGGGCCTGCGGCTGTGCTCCCAGGTGCAGGGGTGGACGATCACCCCCGCCAGCCTCGATGCCCTGTTCCGCAAGGCCCGGGACAACACGATGGTCGGGGATCTACGCTTTCACGATGCCCGGGCCACAGCCCTGACCATGCTGGCGCGCAAGGTGGATGTGCTGGTGCTCTCGCGCATCAGCCGCCACAAGAACCTCAAAATGCTCTCGGAGGTGTACTACCGGGCCACGGCAGCAGAGATTGCCGCAAACCTGTAGTCAGGGCGCCGGCTTCGGCCAGGCGTCCACCACGGCCCGGTGGCGGGCGCGGCAGTCGTTGTAGGTGCTGGCCACGGCCACGCCCCAGCGCAGCATGCCCTCACCGGTGCCGTCACTCGGATAGGGCAGCACCGGGCACGGCTGGGCCAGGTTCGGGTCCAGCCGCGGTGCCGTCGATGGTGGCGCGAAGGGCGCGCAGCCCATCAGCATCGAGGCACACATTGCGGTACACAGGCCGCTCCACGATCTTGTCCACATAGCGGATCACCCTCTCAGTTTTGCGCGCGGAGCTCTCCCGCTGCGTGATGTAGGCGGAAACCGCCCGGTCCTGCACCTCTACCGCCCGGGCCAGATCCCGGGCCGCCCGCTGCACCGCGCGGGACTTTTCGGCCTCGAAGCGCCAGGCCTGCACGTTCCAGGCGCCAGCACCGCCAGCGATGAAGGCGGCCAGGGCCACGGCGGCCACGAGGGTGAAGCTGGGCGCGATCACGACTGCCCCATGCACTGGCGGTACTCGCCCTGCCGGCGAACGGTCAGGCCGCGCAGCGTGATGCCGGCCTGCTTGTCCCAGCGCAGCAGCTCGGCGCAGGCGCCCGCGTAATCCGGCGGGGTCTGCTTGAGCTTGCGCACCAGGGTGGACTTGCAGGCCGCGCCGGTGCCCACGTTGTAGGCCCAGGAGACGTAGGCATCCCACTCGTGCTGGTACAGGGGCACGTCACCGATGCAGCGCCGGAGCTCGGCCTGGAACTTGTCGGCGTCGGCCAGCAGCCGCACCAGGGCGCGCTCGACCGTGATCCGGTCGCCCATCTGCACGCCGGCCGTGGTGCCGAAGCCGATCGTGGGCACGTCGTTGGGGGTGGGCAGGTAGGCCCGGTCGCGGTAGGCCTCGTGCACGGCGATGCCGACGAAGGCGGCAGCGCTCAGGCTCAGGGCTGCGATGCTGGCACGCGGGTTCTTCATGGAGTGGGCTCCTTGGGCTGGTGCATCGTGGGCTGGGCCACGATGCGGGCGATGGCCGCCCCGGCGCCCACCAGCACGGCCAGGATGGCCATGACGTGCTCAGGCATCCAGGGGGCGAAGAAAGGCAGGGACACCTCCGCCGCCGACAGCAGCGCGGCCAGCAGCGACAGCCGCACCGACCAAGCGCGGAGAAAAACAGTCTTGGCGTCTTCGATCAGCTTCATGGCCGTTTCTCCAGCTTGTCGCTCATCTTCTCCACAGTCCGCTTGATTTCCTGGAGAGATTCGCGGATCTGGGTCATGTTGTTGCCCTGCAACTGGTCTTGATGACGGTCCACTTGCTCCTGTGCCTTGCGGCCTTCCTCCAGGGCCACCACACGCTTATCGAGCGCGGTCCAGCCGACGATCAGACCGGACAGCAGGATGACGAACTGCAGGATGTGCCCGGGGTTGATCTTGGGATCGAACGTGATGCGCTTGGGGGCGGCGTTGGGTTCGGGGTGGTCACTCATGGGTCATACCTCTTTGACGTTGATGCGAATTTCGACCTGCCTGATGCGCCCACCGGCCGTGGTCATCGTGGCCGTGATGCGGTAGCGCTTGCGCGCTTCGCCGCCGGACAGCCAGATCTTTGCCACCCCGCCAGACAGCGAGGTCGACAGCACGGTGATGCCGGGGTCGACGGTCCACGTCACCGGGTTGGATGCGGCCGGCGTGTCCCGAAGCCGCTCCAGCCACGGGGTGAAATCAATGTCGTAGTCCTGCGTCTCGCCGGGCTGCTTGTCCCAGTCTCGAAGGTTGGATGCGCTCATGTGGCCTCCCGCACGATGGCGGTGTAGTTCTCGGGCTTGACGGTGGCGACGTAGGACATGGCGGGCACCACGGCCCGGTAGTCCTGCGGCCGCACGCGGTAGGTGAAGCGGCTGGGCGCGTTGGTCAGCGAGATGGCCGTGCCCGACTGGATGGACGCCAGCGCCTGCAGCAGCGCGCCGGGCGCCAAGCTGTTGCCCTGGCCGATGGCAGTGCCGGCCAGCATCGAGCTCTGCAGGCCCAGCAGCACGCCGGGCCCGAAGCCCTGCACCGAGGTGGCGCCGGCCAGGATCTGCGTGGACGCCGCGAAGGTCTTGCCGGAGGCCGTGGCGTTCGTTGCGGCCTCGGCCGGGCCCGGCACCAGCACCACCTGCAGCGGCAGGGTCAGGCCCAGGGCGGACCCGCTGCGCTGCGCCGTGGCAGCACCAGCCGACCAGGTGGCAGCAGCGGTCAGCACCCGGCCGGCGGCGGTGGCGGACACGCCAGCCTGGCCCGCCAGCAGCGTGCTGGTCATGCTGAAGATCCGGCCCGGGGCCGTGGTGTCGGCCGCACCGGTGGCGCCGCCGGCGATCAGCGCGGAGGTGGCCGCCAGGAGCGCGCCGGGCTGGGTCGGCTGCCGCTGGCCAGCCTGCGCACCAGGAACCAGGGCGGCGCTGGCCTGCAGCAGCGCCGCCGGGCCCGTGGCTGCGCCCTCGCCAGCGGCGCCGCCCGGCACCAGGGAGCCGGCGGCCGCGACCGTGGCGCCGGCCTGGGTGGGCTGGCGCTGGCCGGCCGGTGCGCCCGGCACCAGAGCGGCAGCCGCCGGCAGCGTGGCACCCGGGGCAGTGGCGGCATTGCCCCCGCTGGCGGTGCCGCCCTGCAGCAGCGCGGCGGCCACCAGGGTCTGGCCTGCTGCGGTGGCGTTGGTCTGGCCGGCGCCAGCACCAGGGACCAGCGAAGCGGCTGCGGGCAGGGTTCGGCCGACCGCGCTCCCGTTGACCCCTGCAGCAGCGGCACCGGCCAGCAGCGCAGCAGCGGCCAGCAGGGTGATGCCGTTGGCCGTGCCGTCGACCGCACCCCCGCCGCCGCCGAAGGAGAAGTTCGTTCCCCCGACCGCCGGGCCTGCCGCGTCCGCGAAGTTGAAGTTCGTCATGGCGGCGGTGTCCAAACGCCGTTCAAAGTCTTGCCGGTGCTATCGAGCGCCGTCAGGTTGAACGGGCTTCGCGGCGACAGATTGCGGATCGTGTACGCGGTGGCCGGCTCAGGGACGAACACGGCGTAGTCGACGTCGCGGGTGTATGCGGTGCCCTGGCCTTCAACCTGCACCGAACCGGTTGCGCCGGTCAGCGTGCCGGTGATGTCGACGTACATATGGTGCATGGTGACGAACATCGTTGCCGCCATCAGCGTGTTGGCAGTCGTGCCGTTGCTGCCGTACTGCCGGGTCAAGCGGTACTTCCGCTCGTTGGTAAGCCGGTACGGATTGCTGCCGTCCAAGTCGCGCAGGAAGCCAGCGTCGTAGGGGGAAATCTTGAACAACGGCAGCAGGTTCTCGCAGAGCGTGTAATAGCCCATCTCCGCGAACGGCTCGAAGCCCCAAGTGCACAGGGGCTTGGGTCCGATGAAGTTGGCCGCGTCTTCCGCCAACATGAACTTCACTGCTCCCACGCTTGGCGCGACCTGCAGGAACAAGTCCGTCCGCACAGAGACGTCGATGGCGGCAAACGGCTCCGGCTCCAGGCCGGCGTCAGCGAAGTTGTCGCTCAGGACGCGCAGGTTCGCGGAGTCGTAGTTGAACGGGGTGTTGGTGGCGACACCGTAATCGAACAGGTTGAGCTTGACGGTATGCAGGTGGGCCTCGGTGCCCTGGGCGGACTTCTCGCTCGTCCAGCAGACCAGCAGGGAGGCTGCGGCGTCTCGGATATGGTTAGCCGCGCTGGTTTCGTGAATCTCGAACTCAAACAGGGCGGGATTACCGTCGGAAAACTCCAGGTCGACGCCATTGCGGATGGCCATAAGGGCATTCGTACCGCAGGGCACGGGGGCGTTGTCGGTGTAGTTAATCGTCGCAAACTCACCGACGGTGGGGTCGTTGTAGCGCACCGTGATGGTGTTGATGGCTGCTGCGAGCTGCTGGTATTCCAGATACAACGCTGCAGCCACACCGACCGGGTTTTTATCGGGCAGCACCCCCAGGTTGAAGCTGAAGATCGTCGCAGCGTCCAGCGGCCCCACAAGGTCGACGCGCTGCTGCAACCACACACTGTTGAACACGTTGGTGGTGGTCGCCTCGGTGTACTCGTAGGTCACAACCAGCCAAGCCTGCTGGTGGTAGCGCTTGAGCGTGGACGATGCGGTGGGCTGCCAGGCCTGCGAGACGGCTGTGCTGGGATAGCTGCCGGTCAAGTCCCAGACGTACCGAGTGAATCGGTTGGACTGCAGCCCCGCCTCGTAGTTGCCCGTGGTCACGCTGGCCGATCCGACGCGCAGCGTCATCGTGTGGTCGGTCGTGTTGGTGCCACCAGCGATGCCTTGCGTGACAACGTGGATGCTGCGGAAGGCCTTTCCCGCCTCGGGCAGCAGGGTGTTCAACGCCGGGATCGTGGTGAGCGTCGAGGGCGCCGTGTTCATGTCCGCTGACGGGCAGTTCAGCGGGTAATAGATCGTCTTCACCTTCGTGGCCGACGTGTCGTCGTGCTCGTAGGTGATCTCCAGCGTCACGCACACGTTGACCATGCCCAGCGTGGTGCCGGTGGTCTGGTTCACCAGCACCTGGAAATCGCAGGTCATGCTGGAGCCGGTCCAGTTGGCCGCGAAGTGGTCGGCAAAGCCGGCCACCCAGTGCAGGCTGATGTTCTCGCCCGTGTTCGATGTGGACGCGAGGCTGCTGCGCGTGGTGTACGCGGCGGCGCCCAGGCGCAGCGCGAAGGTCTTGGTGGTGATCGTGCCGCCGGTGGCCGTCACAATGTCGTCGCACGAGATCCGCGCGACGACAGAGCGAAACACCTTGGCGTTCTCAGGCAGCGCGATCGTGATCTGCGTGAGGTTCGTCAGGGTGTTGTTGACAAGGGAGGCCAGCGCCGGGAAGGCGTACTGGACCGTCTTCATCCGGGTGGCCATGGTGCTCCCTCAATGAGCGCGGGCGTGCCGCGCCGTGGTCACGAAACGGTGGCGGCGGTGGCCTCGATGACCGCGCCGGGAGCCTCGGCGTTCACCTGGGCCTCCAGGTCGGCAATCTGGGCCTTCAGGTCAGCGACACGCTGATCGCGCAGCTTCTGGGCGATCAGCTTGCCCAGGTGCACACGGTCGGCGCGCAGCTTGTCGATCTGGTGGCCCAGGCCCTGGCTGACCTGCACGAGTTGGTCGACGGTCATCTCACTGAGCTTGTAGGAGACGGTGGTGGTCTGCTGGGTCATGGCGTTCCCCTATCAGGTGTTGGTGATGCGCAGGGTGCTGGCGTTCAGGGTGAACGTGCCGCTGGAGCTGATGACGTCGGCGCCGAAGTCGTTCACCGCGATCAGCTCGTCGGCGGTGGCCGCGCCGCCACGGGACTTGTAATAGACGGCCTTGCGCGCGGTGATGGTCGACGCCGGCCAGGTGGTGCCGCCCAGGGTAATGTCGAGGCGGTCGTTGGCCGTGTCCAAGGTCACTGTGACGGTGGCGGTGTTGCCGCCGGCGGTGTAGCCGGCACCGGCCACCTCGTTGGTCACGTCGTCGCGGAAGTCGTGCGTGTCCTTGTTTTCGGCGTAGGCCGAAGTGGTCAGCATGACCTTGAACGTGTCGGTGTCGAAGTCGATGTTGCCGCGTGCCCAGAGTTCCAGAGCGCGGTTGTAGATCAATGAGGCCATGGGGAGCTCCTGTCTGCGGGGTTGAGCTTGAAACGCAACCCGGCGCCAGGAAACCCCGACCGCGTTGCAGTACGGGGGCAGTCTCCACGGCCGACGGCCGGGCGCAAAACCCTAGAGGGGGTCGCCGGCAGCCGCCGGCAGGTCAGCGCGGCCGGGAAACCCAGCCCAGCGCCAGGAGCCCGGCCAGGATGACCAAGCCCCACGGCAGGGTGGCCAGCCCCACCGTGAGTAGCCCGATGACGACGGACAGGCCGGCCAGCTTCATCGGCCCTGCTCCAGTTGGGCGCGCACCTGGTCGCGGATCTCTTTCGGGGCGGTCTTGGCCAGCCGCTCCGTCTTGTCCATCCGCATGTTTTTCACCCGCTGGAAGATCTGCCGCATGTTGATCCTGATGGGGGACTCCGGGTTGGCTTGGTTCCAGGCCTCCAGAGCGGACCGCGCATCTTGCACCATTGCAGGGTCGTTCAGATAGACCCCGCGCGCCCACTTGTCGGCAATCTCGCCCTCGCGGATCTTGTTGAGGGAAATCATCCGCTGCGCGATGAAGCTGGCGTCCTGCACGCGGTCCACGCTGGCCGGCTGGAAGCCAACCGCCTTGAATGCCGCCTCACCCGGGGTCGTGTCGATCACCTTGCGGCCCTGCTGGTCCTGGTAGGAGCCGGTCATGGCCATGTCGTGCGCGATCAGCAGGTTGCGGGCGGCCACCGGGGAGATGGTGGCCAGCGCGCCGCGCTGCCCGAACACCTCGCCCTGGGCGGCCAGCGCTGCAGCCTCGGCGGTCCGCTTGGCCATGTCGCCAGCCGGGCCGGCAATCTCCAGCAGGTCGCGGCCGTAGCTCTCCTTCTTCTGGAAGATGCCGGTGCCCGGGATCATGTTGCCCAGGCCCAGACGGCCGGACACATCCACCGGGGAGCCCGGCAGCCCGGTCACGCCGCGCAGCACGAAGTCGGCGGCGCCCTCGCCCAGCAGGTCGGCAAAGAACTCCTGCCGCGCCTGCTTGCTGGAGAAGTTGCGGCCCATCACCCGCTGCATGAAGCCGTCGACCACATCGTCCAGGTCTTCGATGAACGGCAGGCCGCCCACGCCGGACATGAGCACCAGCACGGCCATGCCCAGCAGCGCGGCCTTGCGGCCCTCGGGCCCGCTGCGCGCCAGCCGGGTCATCAGTTCGACGTAGCTGATGCTGTACTGCTTGAAGGTGAACAGGGTGGCACCCACGGCGCCGCGTGCCGGTGCAGTTGAAGGGCGTGCTGAAGGTCAACGCACCAACCGACGTGATGCCGACGGCCAGATCGTCAATGAACTCGGTTTCGGGGAACACCGACACCCCGAACAACAGGCCGTCGGTGCCGAACTGGGTGCGTGCACCGCTGGGCCCGAACAGGACGGCGGCCGCGCCACCCAGCGGCTCGAAAAGCTGCGCATGGATGAACAACTCGGTCAGGGTGAGCACCCCGCCTTTGGGCACCAGCAGGACGGAGCCGCCGACCACCTGGGAGCCGCCGCCGCCGGCGCCGTACCACTCGCCCGTCCACTCGTTGCCCAGCGTCTCGATCCGGTTCGCCTGGCATTCCGAGAGGTTGGCGCTGCTGAACACCGTGTCCGTGTCGACCACGCCCGATGCCGCCTGATCCCAGAAGGTGGGGCCGGCGACGTTCGGGAACTCGGACGCAACGGTGGGCAGCGTGTACGGCATGGTCAGGCGGTGGGCAGGGCCATGGTGAAGTAGTCGATGGCCTGCGGTGCGCCGGACGCCAGGGCCACGCTGGAGAGGTTGAGATCCGCACCCAGCAGGCCGACGGTGCCCTGCACCCGCTCCAGGGTGGTGCTGGCCGCGCCGGTGTCGCCAGGCGTCTCCAGCCGGTAGAAGGAGGCGGTGCCGGCGGCCACGTTGTTGCCTGACCAGATCTCGGCCGGGGTCTTGCTGACCACGCCGCCGATGGCCGTGGCGTCGAAGGTCAGGCCGGTGACGCCGCTGTTGTTGGAGATGGTGCACAGCAGGGTTGCGCCGCCGATCGCAGCATCCGCGTCCGCGGGCACGGTGCCGGCGTAGATCTTCAGGAAGCAGCCGTCCATGAGCCCCTTGAAGGAGTCGGTGACGAGCATGCCATTGCGCAGGCCAGTGGAAGTCTTGACGGACATGGTGGGTTCTCCTTAGATGGAAACGGCGCTGAAGCCGGCGGTGACGCGCAGGATGGTCCCTGCATCGAGGGGCTTGGGGCTGGGAAAGCGGACGGCCGACACCAGCACACCGGTGGCGGCGCCCTTGGTCGGGGCGGAACTGATAAACCCACCCTGTGCGCGCTTGCCGTTGGTGGTGCCGGTGAATTCGGCCTTGGCGGCCGTGTTGTCCACGGTGCCGTTGGCCACGGCGCCCAGCACCAGGGTCGGGCGGTTGACCTCGGTGTAGGCCACCAGCTCGGTGGCGGCAGCGGTGAAGGCTGCAGCCGTATCGGTGGGCACCGGGTCGTAGTCGCCCTCGAACAGACCGACGTAGAAGTTGGCGAAGGGCACGCCGTTTTTCAGGGCGGTGCTGATGAGGTAGTTCAGGCCCTCCACGGGCACGAGGTTGTGGATTTCCTCGCGCTCCAGCACCGCGCCGTCCGATTTGCGCACGCGCTCGATGTGCCAGGTGAAACCGAGATTGATGCCGTTCATGGCGCTGCTCCTTGGGTGATGACTTCAGCGTCCATGTAGCTGCCCATGACGGCGGCTGCGCTGGGCGCGGGGTTGGCGAGGGTGGCCAGGAACTGGCGCATACCGTTGGACTCGCGGACCAGGGCGGCGCCGCTGTCGGACTTGGAGAACGCAATGTCCCGGTCCTGAAGCAGCGCCAGCTCACCGGTGGAGGTGGCACGAACCGGGCCCCGATCGGTGAAGAACATGACGTCGGTGCTGTCCGGGATCGTGGCCAGGGTGCCCTTGACGGCGCCGTAGCCGGCCACCTTGCGGAGCGTGGCCTGCTCGGGGGTGCCGCTGGGCAGGAAGTGGATGGCCTTGGCCGTGCCGATGTAGAGCCCGCCCTCCACGGCCGCCAGCAGCGTGACCCGTGCGTCCAGGGGGATGAAGTCCACCGCCGGCCGGTACAGGCCCAGGTTGAAGGCCATGCTGTGCGCGACGATGTTGCCCACCGCGCTGTAGAGCCGGCCCTTGTGATACGCCAGGGCCTCGCCGGCCGGCAGCGGGGCCATGACGGTGTAGGCCATGGGTTCGCCGCCGGTGCTGCTGATGGCCACGTCCAGGGACGTCTCGCCCGGGAGCATGGTGCCGGCGTTGTAGAACACCTCGCCGTCCGGGGCGGTCACGAACACCACCAGGCGCTGCGGGCTGGCCGCGCGGGTCAGGGTGATCCGTCCGCCGGCGGGCACGTCGACCGATTGGGGCAGGTCGAAGCTGCTGCGCTGGCCCTGGGCGTCCACATGGGCGGTCGTGACCATGTAGGCGCCGGCCGGCAGCGCGCCGCCCGGGCTGGCGCTGGCCACCGGGCGCGGGCTCACGCTGGCCGGGGACAGGTCGCTCACGGTCAGGTCGTCCAGGAGGCTCAGGCTGTAGCCGTCGGAGGCGACCACGCCGCGCGGGGTGTCCGCATAGGCCATCTCCGACACGGCCGATGCCAGCGTCTTGATCGGGGTGGAGGTGGCTTCGCCGTCGAAGTGCATGAGCTGGTTGCCGGCGGCGTAGTAGGCGCAGATCCCGGACTTCGGGGCGAACAGGCCGCGCCCGTTGCCCGTGGCTTGCACGAGGTCGTAGCCGGCCCGGCGCTGGAAGGTGCCGGCCGCGCTCAGATCCACGTTGGCGGCGTCGCGCACGAATGCCGCCTCATCCGAGACGCCCAGGCGGTCGATCGGACGGCGGTTGTTGATGCCCTTGAAGGTGTCGATCTTCACGCGCTCACCAGTACGGGTTGAAGCGCGTCACCGGCGGGCGCTTGTCGTTGCGGGTGCGCTGGGTGTTGGCCGACGGCCTGGTGCCGAAGTCGCGTTCGAACATGCCCTCGTACTCGGCCGCCCGGGCCTCGTTGAGCGTTTCGGCGTCGCGCTTGAGGTAGGCGCAGCGGTACATCCAGTTCTTCAGGCGGACGTGGTAGACCGGCTTGAGCTCGGGCTCGGCGTCCAGGTCGGTGACGTCCAGGGGCGCCAGCGGCGTGCGGAATACGGTCAGGCGCACGGTGCCGGCCTGGGTCGGCTTGGGCACGAGGGTGATCGTGGTCGCCTGGCCGTTGACGATGGCCTTCTGCGGCTCCGCGCCCTCGCGGTTCTCCCAGCCGAAGCCCTGGTTGTCCTCGGCCTCCACGCTGGTGGCGTGCAGGGGCTTGCCGTTGAAGGTGGCCCGCTTCACATGCAGCACAGAGGGGTGCAGGTTGTAGGTGGCCTGCCCGGGGACCAGCGTGATGACGCAGCAGTCGGCGGACACGCTGTCCTCGATCAGCTTGGCGCGCTCGGCGGCCTCATCGACTGCCTCGTTCAGATACCGCACGATGTCCTCGTCCGACCACAGGAACGGGTCGGTCAGGTCGCGGGTGTCCGACCGGAACAGGTCGATGAAGTCTCCGACGTTCATGGCTTACTTCGCCTCGCCGCTCTGCTTGGAATCGGCCTTGTCGCCCTGCAGGGACTCGGCCAGCTCGTCCCAAGCCTTGTCGATCTCGGTGCGCTCGGCCTGGAAGCCCAGCATGGCGTTGACCTTGCGCATGTCCGGGCGGCCGTCCTGGCGGAACAGACCTTCCTCGGACATATCCAGCATCTTGGTCAGCACCTTGGTGATTTCGCCGTGGCGGTCGAAGCCGGGCACGGAGGCGGCAGCGGCATCGCCGGCGGCAAGCAGGGCGGCCTCCTCGTCGGTCAGGGTGCCGGGGATGCAGCCATTGGCGATGGCGGTCTTGTTCCACTTGGCGTCCAGCTCGACGCCCTCGCGGGGAACAACCACGGTGTGGCCACTCGTCAGGCCCAGGTACACCGGCTCATCAGTGGGGGAACGGAATTTCATGGTGAGATCCTCAAAAAACCCCAGGGGGATCAAGCCCTGGGGGGTTAAATGGGCCGGTTAGGGCCCTCCACTGGAGACAACTGCGAAAGCTGTCCTGACGGTCACAGGCCGTAGCTGAAGGCAGCGCGGCCGATGACGTAGTAGGCAACCTCCAGACGCACCTTGCCGGTGGTCGGGGTGCCGCCGCCGGACGTCCAGGTGACGGTCAGGGCGGGCTGGGAGGTCGTGTGCACAAAGCCGGTGGGCACCAGAGGCACGCGGGCACCGAGGGCGCGGATGTTGCCGTCGGTGAGGTAGCGGGCGCCGGTCGTGGCGTCACCCACATCCATCACGTCCGAGGTGGTCGAGTTCCAGGCCTCGGTGGTCACGAGGGCGCCATCCACGATGACGGCGCCGGGCGGCAGATCCAGCGCAGCCTGGGCCACGTTGTTGACCAGATCGGCCAACGCAATGTCCACATAGGCGACGATCAGTTCCTGACGGCCAGAGTTCTTTTTGATCGGCATGGTGTGCTCCTTTCAGCAACAGGGGGAGAAAGGGGGCGCCGCCGCCGAAGGCAGCACCCCCGTGGGGGCGCTGCGATTACTGCAGGTAGTGGTCGCAGGTCACGATGCCGAAGTCCTCCACCGACCCGTCGTAGATCGAGTAGAAGCGCGGCTTCAGGAGGCCCATCATCTTGTCGATGTTGATGCCCTGCTGGCTGTCGTACTGGAACAGCTTTTCGGTCCATTCCGGGTTGCCCAGGTCGGCCATGCCCAGGGCCTGAGCGCCGCACAGCATGCTGCGGGTGCCGTTGACGTTGCCGCCAGCGCCCCACTTCGATCCCGGGGCTGCGCCCTTGGTGTTGTAGACCAGGTTGTGCTCGTGGATCACGGCGCCATCCACGGTCACGGTCGCGCCGGTGAACCACGGGCTGTCCAGGCCGGCCTTGGTGGCCACGGCCACGACGGCACGCTGGTAGTCCGGGTCTTTCTTGAGCGCGGCCAGGGTCTGCGGGTGCACGAACAGGACGTAGTACGCCTTGCCGCCGGACATGAGCGGCTTGACGTAGTGCTCCTTCGCGTAGGCGATCAGGTCCACGATCATCGTGTACTTGGGCACGAACGCGGTGGTGATGGAGCCGGTGTTGGACGTCTGCAGGCTGGTGCCGTCGAACATCAGGGCACGCTTGCTGGTCGGGGCCGACACGTTGGCGGCGAAGGCCAGTTGCGGGAACGGGCTGTTCACGCGCGGGGCGCCGTTGTTCTTGAAGGCGTAGCTGATGCCGGCCATGGTCAGGAACGCGAGCTGGTCGCAGCGGTTGGCCAGCCAGAAGGCCAGCTTGTCTTCGCTGGGGGTGGCCTTGCCGGCGGCGGCGGATGCGTTGTTCATGGTGTCAGGCGGCTTGAGCCGATCCGTTGTTTCTGTTCGTGGCCTTGAGGCGGTCGCGCCAGGACTTCTCCACCTTGCCCTTGTGCACCTTCGGGATGCCGTCGCAGAAGGTCATGGCCACGGAGTCGCCCTTGTCGGGGGAGCGGCCCAGCACCTCGCGGATTTCGTCCTTGTCGCGGATCTGGATGGCCGCCTGCTTGCCCATGGTCACGACCTTGTAGCGAACGGCCGTGAGGTCGCCCAGGAGCTCCTGATCGGGCGGCAGGCTGATCGGGTCGGGGTTGGTGGGGTCCAGCGCTTCGCGCAGGCGCCAGTACATTTCCGCGCGGCGGTTGCGCATCCGCATCTGCCCGCTGCTGTCCAGCATGGGAGAGGCTTCGGAGCCCACCACCGGGTAGACCAGCAGGCCCAGGCCGTTGAGGAAGTCCAGGGCGCTCGATCCGATGCCGATGGCGTCGACCGCCACCGGGGCGCCGTTGCGCAGCAGGGGGGCAGCGAAGGCTGCAGCGGTCGGGCCGTCCTTGGTCACGATGCCGGGCGCAGTCACCAGCTCATCGAACCACTGGCCGTGTCGGCGGGCGGCGGATGTCTTGTCCAGGCCGCCACGGGACGGGTCCAGGCCCAGGCAGGTCATGTCGCCCTTGACCTCGCGCGGCTTCCAGCGGGCCTGGGCGGCCTTGACCCACTCGGTGGGGATGAGCTGCCACGCCGGGTCGGCGGCGCCGGCCTGGAAGTCGCCACGCAGCATCTGGGAGCGCAGCGGCTCCGGCAGGGACTGCAGGGTGGCCTTGTAGCCCGTCTCCAGCAGGAACAGGTTGTCCTCGACCGAGCTGGGGATGAACGTGCGGCTCTGCGGCTTCATGGGCTCACCGCCCACCAGCACCGGCTCGGAGCCGGGCACCTCCATGTCCTCGCCCTTCTCGTTCGTGACGTACCAGCGCAGTTCCCCCGGCTTGGCCCGGTTCGGGTGGTTCGGGTCCAGCCAGGCGGCCCAGTAGCGTTTGACCCACTCGCCCTCGGCGGTGGTGGGCGGGTTGCCGGCACACACCACGCGCTGGCGCACCTTGGGGTTGTCGGTGCGCTTCCAGCCGATCAGGGTGCGGAACTGCGCCTCGGTGAAGTGGGTGATCTCGTCGAAGGCCTTGAGGTCGTGCGGCCGGCCCTGGTACTTCATCCAATCGTCGGGCTCCTTCACGCTGCCCAACTCCATGACCCGGCCGCCTGGTAGACGCCACAGGCCTTTTTGGCTGTTGTAGCCGTTGCGGGTGCCCAGGATGCCGGCCATGCGTTCCTCGATGCCGGTGAGCTGCACCGCCTCGCGGCGGAACACGATGGAGTGCTCGTGCTCGGTCAGGCACAGGCCCAGCAGCAGGTCGGTCTTGCCGCCGCCGGCCGCGCCACCGTAGAACACAATGTCGGCCTTGCTCTGGAAAGCGGACAACTGCGGGCCAGGCTGGGGCACCCACAGGGGCGCACCGCCGGCGAACAGGGCCTTGTCGAAATTGGCCTTCTGCTCGGGCGTCATGGCCTTCACGGCCTCCAGCGCTTCGGCCAGGGTGTTCATTCGCTGGCACCTCCAGCGCGCAGGACGTGCAGCAGGCGCACCGCGCGCTCGGCGTCGGTGATGGTCCGGCCGCCGGCCATGGGGTCATCGTCGCTCTTGGCCGCGTCGTTCAGGCCGAACGACTCCCGCTCCATCTTGACCAGCTTCTCCAGCGTCTCGACCAGCTTCTTGGCGCTGTCCACCCGGCCAGGCATGGCGATGACCTTCTGGTAGATCTCGTTGAGCTTGTCCCGGCCGTTCTCGTCTGGGGCGTACAGCAGGGCGCCCAGGGCGGCGAAGGCCTCCGGGTTGTCCACCAGGGCCTCCAGCTCGGTCAGCATCTTGTCCACGAGGTTCTGGTGCCGGCCGATGGCGGTCCGGTGCCTGAGCACCACGTTCGCCTGAAGCTGGGCCGAAACGTCGATCTGCTGGCGCTCCGACTCCTTCGCCTCGGGCCCGTTGCGTACTTCGTTGCGTACCTCGGCCTTGCGTACCAGTTCCTCGGCCTTGGCGCGCACCTTGGCGTTGAGATCGCGGGTCCATCCGAACTGCTTGGCGCGCTTCCTGATGGCGCCCTCGGTGCAGTCGTGTGCGGAGGCTATGGCGCGCAGGGACATGACCCCCGGCCGGTACAGGAGTTCGACGGCTTCCCAGTCGGTGGTGGATCGGGGTTTCTTGGACAT